TGCGGATTTCTTCGCTTTCTCCGAATAGTGAAGCGCTGAATATTCGTTACCTGTTACCGGGTCATCCTCCGGATTAAGCGCATATTTACGAGCCAGCTCCTTATAGCCTTCAGCATTCGTTTCGCTCTGGGCAGCCTCAGTGGCTGAGCCTTGCGCGCCGGTTGCAGCAGTGGATGCAGTCTGCGCATCAGTTGATACCTGCTGAGCAGTGTCAACGACCGTGTGTTTATCGGCTTCAACCTGCTGCGCATCCTGTTTGATTTGTGCAGCAAGTTGATCGAGATACTCAACATCCAGTGTGTTCAGAATGTTTGCAATACTTAACCACGAGGGGCCAGTGAAGGAGGAGCCATCCGGTAACATGACGGTGATATGACCGTCCACACTGAATACAGCCTGCCAGTTTTGTTTGTCGTAGTTCAGCCCACGCAATGCCTCGGTGCTCTGCACCACCAACGCCGCCGTAATCTGGTTCTGCGTGGCACGTGGTACTGCGTTCCACGCGGAGCCTTGCTGTGTTGGGCCGGGATATTTGCTGATGAGGGTGATTTCAGTATCACCTTCAACGGACTTAACCGGCAGCGTATAAGTTACACCCCCAACGGTAGCGACAACGAAATCACCGGCGGTCAGTTCCGTGGAAAATGAGGTGCCTGCCCCGGAGACCAAATCTGAGTTATTGGTCAGGGTTAATGTTCCTGCTGACATAGTATTTCCTCAATACATGGGGGGAAGGACAAGGATCGGCATTGCGATGTTCTGGTTAAAATTATTGTTAAACCCCTGGTTGTAATAATTACCAACAACCCGACTAAGCCCGGCGCGAATATTACTCCCGGACCGAATCATTCCCTTAAAGCGCACATTATCGTAGTCACCAATCTTGCGGCTATTTGACCCGACAAAACATAATTGCGTAAAACTGTTTCCGACTGTCTGGTTACTGTCGGACACCGTAAGAAGTCGTTCGTAAATAAATGGTCGTTTAAGTGTGGAAAATGTCACCTGCCCCGCTGAGTTGGTCATGGTGATACCGTCCCCCCCAACCGGAGCGGTATTATTGAATATGACCAGGTCTAATGTAACGCTCCCAGTGACGTCGTCAGACCCGGTGTAATTAGTATCCCGCACGATAATATTGGTGCCGTCGAATCCTACTGATACACCTCCGTTATCCCAGCGGGCGAAGGGTATCCCGCTAACAGGAAGGGCGCGGGCCCCATTCACAACCCACTGCCCAACCCATGCGCATGTCATTAATTTTGCGTTGTTCGATATAGCGGTGAAATCGGTAGAGTCAGCCACAAGCAGGCCGGTGTTATAAGTTCCAGCTGGCAATATCTCAAGAACCGTGCCTCGCCAGTCCTGCGGGGTGAGATTGTAACCGAACTGGGGACCGCCGTTGATGATTACTCCGCTATTTCCATTTCGTGCAACTGACGCCATTGATACTGGGATTTGAAGAAATACCTGGTTATCGATGATTTCCTGGACTTCTGCCGGCTTCGTTGGTACGACAATCACCTGTGACCCTGACGTTAGCGGGGTGCTTATTGTCATTTGATTACCGGCCGTACCGCGCCCCGAAAAGTTCGTACAAAAGGACGGGGCACGAAGCCCCGCTGTAATCGCCATCACCGGGCGACCATCGTTATAATCAATCAGAATACCTTCTGGCATAATTCACCTACCATTTACCGACAACGACTCGTCCACCGCCAGACAGATTGACAGTAATTCCATTGCCGTTAATAACGACCGTATTATTCACACCGTTAAATGCAAACTGGCCGCTGGTCGCATACAGTTTTCCATGGAATTCACAGTCGCCACTCTTATCAATATTCCAGCCACGTGTTCCGGCGAGAAAATTATTGGATCGGATATAGCTGGCAATTTTGGCGTTGGTAATACTGGCATCCTGAATAAGCGCATCGCGGATAAATACCTGTCCGTTATAGACAAAGAAAGCGGCGGTGTAATTTCCCGGATCGCTACCAGAATAAATGCCGAACTGATCAGCAGCAAAAACCACGGTGGATTTATAGGTGCTTCCCGATGGCTCAATGGACATGCCAAACCCGGTGTTATATTTCACACCGTTTCTGACAATCCCAAGGTTCAGTGTGTACGACGCTTTCGCAGTACCATCGTTGTTCACTTCGGCTGTTAATTTCTGATTTACAGCCGCCATCAGTTCCCCATCCGGCCCGATCTGCGCCTGTACATAATCAGCCAGTTCAGCGAATGCGCCATCCAGATTTGCAACCGTAGTGCTCACCGTCATAACTTCGGCTTTGACTTCACCATACTGCTCAAACTGACGCTGAACTGTACCGTGATTGGCGAGGGCATTTTCCATTATGCCTTCAAGGTTTGTATCAACCCCGCCTTTAACGTTCTGGAACGCTTCGGAATTCTGAACAGAATCATCAATGAGGTCGATCAGGCTTCCTGTATCTATTGAGCACAGAGCAGGGACTTCGATAAATGCAGAAGCACCGAATGCGTTAATGGTCCTGATATACCAGTAATAGGTATGCCCGACCTGCAACTGATTGCTGCTCCACGTGGTGCCCATCCCCTCTCTGCTGGCGTTGCCCTCAACGATTTCAGTTGAGGTGCCCGACAGTTGCGTCTCACCTGATGTCCAGAAGTCGAACTGGGTGGAAACGTTGGTGATAGCAGCGAGGCGGGGGATCATCGTCACCGCAAAGAAACCCTGCTCAATATCAACATGCGAGGGCGGCGGCGGCGCTTCAACACTGAACTCAAGATAAGCTTCCGGCGATTCAGCCCCCATCTGATTCACCGCTGAAACATGCGCAGTGTAAGTATTCCTTGGCAACCCAGTCAGACGAGTGAAAGCCCCCGGCACCTGAGCAGAAAGCACCATCTGGCCATTTCGACGAATGACGACTTTGTTATAGACAACCTGCCCGATATTTTCCCAGGACAATATCCCCTGAACCACCTGACCGATTTCTTCGACGGTATATTTCATGTTCTGCGGCTGGGCAACACCACCGGACGGTAACTGAGTGAATGGAGGACGCTCAATAGGCTTACCGACAGCATCACCCCATACATCAGCCGTTTCCTGTTTCAGTGTCAGTTGCACGCCGTTCTGTACACCGAATTTCCAGTCCGTCACCCGCATCTCAACGTTCACAATGCCGATAGACGGGAAATTGACTTTCACGTACATCCCAGGGCGATATCGGTAGCCGCTGAGATTCAGCGTAACGTTCATCGTTCTGGCAATACGGGTACGCTTTAACTTCACATCAGCCAGGCGCTGCGCCTGAAACTCACTCGTCACAAATCGCAGTTTCATATCCTGCGAGATTTCGACGCCGTCCTCCGCCACCCACTCGCTTACCGATACGGATGGGAAGTCAGCCTCAGTAAACCCCTGCAGCGGATCGACGAAGGTTCCCTTGATAGTGTTTACACGCTCCGACTGGGAGACTTCCGGCATGATTTCGATATCACCGGCCAGCTGGCTTTCGGTGATCACTTCCGTTGCCGGGCCATAGTACGCGCCAACCAGCAAACCATGCTTACCGGCAATATAGGTCACGTCACCCGCACAGGCCGCAAGCATCCCCTCCAGAATGCTCACCTTGTTTTCGCTGAGGTCAAACTCGCCATTGATCGTGTAGCGTCTTTCGACAGTATTACCGCCGGTGATCACATCCTCATCGCAGATGTTGGCGGCTTCCTGAAACTGATCCCAGTTGATGTCTGAATCAGAAACCTTCAGGTAGTTGCGATAATAGTCCAGGATAACCAGCGCCGCATTGTTACTGTATCCGGTCAGGCCTGTTCTCGGGTCGTATACGACGCGCCCAAACTTCTCTACCTTGATATTGGGAATACCGGAAGGGAATTTCTCTGCACTGAATTTCAGGGAGACACGAAGCCATGTGATCCCCTTGCCGATCATGTCATTTTTCCATGACGGGCAGTTCGCCAGCATGAATGGATCCGCTGTCTGCCGGTTCGTGTGCAACTGGAATGAGGCATGCTCGGGATAACTGCTGATGGGTTCGTCGCCGAGCCATACCGTTCCGATACTGGATAATGAATGCCCTGCGAGGGCTACCGCCAGATGCAGCATCTCCCCGTCAGCCTGCTCGCCTGGCTGCTCTTCTGAAAAGAACAACGTACCGGCGGCAGTGGTACGTCCATACACAACCGTTTTGGCGCTGGCCGCTGCACGAAGAACCTGTTTACGTTCTGATGTGTCACGGTATGAATCGATGGATGGTTTTTTGGTGAGTGCCTGAGTTGCAACCTGGGCGGCAACAGTGATAGCCATTGCGATCCCGTAATACTGATATGAAGCAGCTGCGCCTGCAGCAACGGTCGCAATGACAGGAATAGCAGCAGGCATTAACGAACCCTCCAGACACTCAGCGGTTTAACTCGTAAACTCACCAGACCATTTTCACCTGGCACCCAGACCGAACCGGAATACACCACGCCAGCGCACTTCGCCCCGCCGTTCTCGACGATGGCGATATCCCCACGCTGAGCCAGTTTCACCGGTACTTCGTCGAGATATCGTGCAAACACCTTTTCAAGTGAACCACCACCGCGAAGAATGGCCTTTTTAGCCCCCGGTTCATTGTCATAAGTTCCACGCCAGTCTTCCGCATAGTCATCGCCACACATGGCCTGTGCGCAGTCAGCCGCAAACAAGCAACAGTCATGTTTGCCCCATGAAAAAGGCCGCTCAATAGCGGCCTTCATCACTGCATTTAATCTGTTTTGCCAGTCAGGGTGCTTCATGCTTCCTCACTTATAAGTAAACCCAGGCGCATCCTTTTTGTTGCCCCAGAAAATGGAACGCTCAGCCATCTGCGCCACATAGCGGAATATGCGGTCGCCAGAATAAGAAGCCTGCTGTGATTCGTCGGTATAGCGATCCGGGAAAGGTCGTTGCCAGTCTTCAAAAATATTACTGATGGTGTACTGAAGAGCGTTGGTTTCCCCGGCTGTGGCCCCGGTACCCGATACCTTCCCTTTAAACAGAAGATCGGCAACCTGCACCACGCCGTTGTCATCCATCGCAACCAGGTAGATTTCAGCATTACGCCCAACACAACGTTCATTCAGTGTTTTGGCGAACAGTGACAGGTCAAGCCCGGAAAGCGTCATCTTCACCTGCGTCGGGCTGGTCGTGTTCGTCTCAGTGGCATCATCAATCGAGCCCATGCGTCCCATGCCGTAATAGACGTAGCCACCCAGCACTATCGTCCCGGTACCGGAATGCACGTAAACAGTGCCGGACTCAAACTGAATGCTTGCGGCGATCACCGCTGTCACCCGGTCGCGGGAAAGCCAGTCAACCATTGCGTCAGAAAATGGTGAATACAACATTAAAACGCCTCCTCAAGCTCCAGCGTGTAACTCGTAAACACTCCTGGCACCCTGTTCCCCGCCCCCTGCTGGTTATCCTTCAGTTTGAAAATGCCGTAAGGTTTCTCCACCTCAATCGCAGCATTAGCTGGCGGGGGACTACGAAGCATTGGCGCAAACGTAATCATGGCGGTCCCGTTAGCGGCGCTCGTCACGTCGGCGGTGATCATCTTCAGTTCATCGTTCACAGTGATATAGTCGCCTTGTTTCAAAACCATTACGCCAGGAGTCCATCCGCGCGTCTGCAATTGTGTCCCCGTCTGACTGGCACCATTCACAACCGGTACACCTGCCGGTGTTCTTCCTCCCCGCCCCCAGTCGTGGATTTTCACCCTGCCATACTCACCATCGAGTTCAGCAATTAGCGCATCAATACGTCGCGACTTCTCATCTGAAAGATTGTTGAAAGTTAGGGAACATACCCAACGGGTACCAGGGAAACGGACAGTCTGTGATACGCCGTTGAAGGGGGATCGAAAAGTTTTTGTGTTGCTTTCAGGTCGCCAAGTTAAAGACGCCGGACAGATATCATTCGGCCATTCAAGTGCAGCCATAAATCACTCCTGGAGAAATACGCATAAGGCGGCTACTGATCGTTTATCAGGATGTTACTGATTTACATACCTGGTTATGGTTGTTACTCAGCCCGTCAGTGGTGGGACGCTGGCGAACCTATATGCAGAGGGATGGCTGATTACCTCTGGATAAGGAATGACATGAGTAAATATACATTCGAAGAGATAGGCATGGATTTGGATATGCCATCATATGAGCGCACTGTGGATGCACTTATTGTTGGCTACGCAGCACTAGCCAGAGCAATAGATAAATTAGATCCTGAGTTCTCCTCCGCGTTGTTCGAGACGCTTGATAATGCCTATAAAATGAATGAGGGTGTGCCTTGCCATAAAGATATAGCGCGGCTTGCAATGATTACCAAAGTGGCCCTAACGAAACCCGAATAGATCCACATTTATCAACTATCTTCACTTCATCATTAGTGATATTCATCTTATGAGCGGCCTGTTTCTGGGCCGCTTCAATAATCTTCACGACAACATTTTGAGCATGCTCTTTTGCACGCTGATTGTACCCTTCTAGTGTAAAATCAGTTGTTAACTCTTCACTGTATGGAATGTTAGCCAGCGTTTTTGAACCGATATTTACCGACACATTGCTGCCAATGCGCTGTATGAATTTCATGGCTAAGTCTTTGTTCATAGTGAAACTTAATCCATTCTTTTCTGGAAATTCCACCTTGAACTCCAGCGCTTCCACTCGTTGCTCTAAAGTCATAACTATCTCCTGCCTTTCGGCAATTTATATTGAAAAATTTGGACGTCACACGCCTAATAAACGACGCGCCTGGCCCCGATTGGAAAAGTCCTGAAGCAAATCCTGACGTGCCTGTTTCGCACCGTCAGTCGCCCCCTGACGGGCGGCTTCCTGCATAGCCTGTTTCAGTGCCGCGTCTCCGTTACCGGAGACGTTGATGTGCTGGGTGATATGGATGTCACTTCCACCACCAGAAGTTGTAGTCCCGACCATCCTGACACCCAAGGTTCCATCTGGTGTTCTGGTTAATGGCATAACAGCCTCAGGCCCTGCCTCTCCCATCAATCCATCGCCTTTAGCAAATTTGAACATCGTTGGACTAGAAATGATCGAATTACTGAAATGGCTAAGATTTGGGGAATCAAAAACGCCACCTTTTGCAAATTTCAGTCCGCTGGCCGCGCCGGAATATGCGCCTGATGGTGTACTTCCTGCAGAGGTTGCATCACCCCCACCAAAAAGACCACCAAGAGAACCGAACAGTCCCCCGCCTCCTGCAGACTTCAACGAATTGACCAACATTGCGTTGAGGATAATTTTTTGCATGGAAGCCAGTACCGATTTCGACCAATCCTCCCAGTCAACTTTATTGCCAGATAAAGCATCGGAAATATTTCCGATAAGACCTGTCATTGAGTTGTTCACAAGGTCTGCAGTCTGCGAGGAATAATCAGAAGCGGTGTCAAACCAGTTTTTAAATCCTTTCTCGGCACCAGAAGTCCAGTCAGCTTCAGATGCAGCGATTGCTTTATATTTTTTGTCCAGAGCATCGAGAGCCGCCGCACGCTGTGCGATTGCTTCGGTACCGCCGTCAGTTTTGGCAAAAACACGGTCAATCTGCTGCGTTTCATCAAACCTGCTGCGCTGGCGATCACTCATTCCTCTGGTTTCGGTTGTCAGCGTCGCCTCATCCCTGAATTTTCTGGCCGCTTCAGTTAAATCCTTCAGTGCATCGGCTTGTTCGCGCTGCTTGCGCACGTTCTCGTCGGCTTTTTGCGTCCATTTTGCCAGCTCTGTAGACGATGCCTGAATAGCCCTGCGCTGCTCATCCGTCCATTTAGTGCCTGCCTGGTGGGAGGCCGCATAAAGATCTGAGGCCTTTTCTCCCTCCGTTGCCCGCACGCGCTGTACATCAATAGCCACGCTCAGATCGGCCATCTTACGGGAATACTGCTCAGCGGTGCTGGACGCTTCACGCTCGGCTTTACTCTGCGCATTCGAAGCAGCCGTGGAGGTCTTTTTGGCCTCAGCTGCTGCCGCATCCTTTTTGGCTGCCTGATCCTTGTTATAGATGTACTGGGTGTAAAGAGCCCCGGTCAGCTTCAAATCTTCAGCTTCATAGACGTGCTGCTGATGGAGTTTCTCTAATCCGCTTAAGCTGGCCAGCTCATTATCGCGGCGTGAGCGCTCCAGTGCGGTTTGCTGCTGAGGCGTTGCGTTCGCCATTGAAACAACAGGCCCGGCATACTGCGGAGGCTTCGCGCCAGCAGTCTCTGACATTGAGCGGTTAAGTAGGTCATACGCACCTTTCAGGATTGAGACGGCGCCAGCCTGTTCGATAGCCTTTTGCGTTGCCTTATCGCTGGCATCGTTAACCAGTTTCTGCGTTTGCTCAACCTTTGATGCTGCCTGTTCCCGCTGGTACTCCAGTTGGTTCAGCTTGTCGGTAAGTTCAACGTTTTTGGCCGTGATGTCGGCCTGATCCATGAAGGTATTGATCTGAGTCAGCGTCGGATGGCGGTTGTAGTCCTGCTGGATTTGGTCAACCGCCTTCAGGCTGTCTTTCACTTTCGCAATTTGTGAATCGAGAGCGGCCAGGTCCTGCATTTGTGCCTGTAACGATGTACGGGCATCGGCTGCAGTAGAGCGCAGCCCCAGCACCGACATCTGCTGCAGCTTACCGTTTATTTCATCCAGATTATTGGCAAAGCCAACCGCCTCCTTGTGCACCTGCTGGGTGTGCTGATACAAACCATACATCGCCGCACCGGCACCGATAATAACTCCAGGCCAACCACCGAGAATGCCAAGAACGCCACTACCCAAGCGGGACATCACCGAGGTCGTGTTTGTTAGGTTATTAACGGCAGAAGTCCTGCCAGCAATGGCCTTGTTCAGTGATGCCTGAGCTGCAGCAAGATTACGCTCTGCGACAATCTGAGCCTCAATACTCGTCGCCGCTGCACGTGCCTGTTGAGCACGGTAAACAGCTTGGCGACCAGAAGCAACGCTAACCTGTGCACCTCGAACCTGCGCCTGCGCCAGTGCGACTTCAGCGGCCGTATTAGCGAGCACTGCTCGGGTTGACTGGCCTACACTGCCAACCATATTCCCAAAATAACGGGCCAGGCCAACACCAACCAGAATGCCTGCAGTGTTTGCCACATCATCGATGTTATTCGCCAGGCCATCCAACACGCCGGAAAGCGTTGATGATGCGCCGACGGCATCGTTTGCCCCGCCTACCCAAGCGAGAAAGGCGTTTTGCACTTTTTGTGCAGATCCGCTGACGGATGCAGGAAGAGTGTCGAACTCTTTACGGAGGATCTCGACGTTGGTCAGTAACGGGACGATCTTATCTGTAGTCAGCTCGCCATTGTTGGCCATGTTTCGCAGACCACCAACAGTGGTGCCCAGCCCATCAGCCAGCAGTTTCGCCAGGCGGCCGCCGTTCTCCATGATGGAGTTAAATTCTTCACCTCGCAAAACGCCTGAGCCAAGCGCCTGGCTAAGTTGGGTGATAACGGAGCTCGCTTCTTCGGTGCTGGCGCCAGACAGCTTCAGTGAGGTTGCAACGGTTTCCGTAACTTTTGCGACGTCAGCAGAAGCGTAACCGGCATCACGCAGGGACTGCGCAATTCTGCTGTATAGGTTGCTGTTTGCCTCGAGGGATGTTCCGGTACGCTGGCTGATCTCCATCAGCACGCGCTGTGATTCCACGTAATCCTCACTGGAAGAGGACGCAAGGCGAAGACGCCCATTCAACTGGTTCCACGTGTCGGCAAACTGAATCAGTTGATGCGTGGCAAATGCACCAGCCCACGCACCGGCAAGCCCGGCAGCAGAAGATCGCACGGTAGCAAGCTGAGAGTTCAGGTCAGCCAAAGAACGCTGGGTTTCACGCGTGGCCGCTGCAGCTTTTTTACCGCCCTGTTCCATAGTGCGGTAGTAATCGGTTCCCATGCGGGACGCTCTGGCGATCTCAGACTGGAAAGAAGTTGAGTTCGCCGAAATTTTGATGATTAATTCACGCAGGGTCGCCATACGAAGCCTATAAAAAAAAGCCCCGAAGGGCTTTATTTATTTTACTGGCATATGCTATTGAAATTAGCCTCACCTTTATCATCTTTCTCGTCAATTATTTTGACTGGACTATTATCAACAACTTTTCCGTCTTTAACAGTCAGGTGAACGTAATAATTTCTATTTCCAACATAGCCGCCATATGAGTTTTTTGCATTAACAGTCCCACAGACATATCCAACACCATCGCCAAACTGGCGATAGAATGAATTAAATTTAGCGCTCTCTGGATCTTTTAGAGATTGCTTGACTAAAGACTCGCCAAATTTAATCATTTCTTCATCGCTGGGTTTGCATGCGGTTATAAATAAAGACAAACAAATAACACAAAGATACTTAAACATTTTCTAAATTCCCTATGAGCTTAAAAAATCACTCATAGGGTAGCGCATGAAAATGAAAAATGGCAGATTAAGTTACAATCCAGACATCCATTCCTCCAGCTCGCTGATCTCCCTTTCTTCTTCCTGTTCGCCCCATTTAAGCATCACGTCAGGGATAGTAAATTTCCCTCCCTGAGAGTTCAGCATTGCAACGGAGATCTGAGCTGCCTGTGCATCGGCGCGCCAGTCACCAATCGGACTGATGCGGTCGAACTCGATCCACATTTTGAGCTCGCTGGCGGTCATGGTCTGGCGCAGTTCGTGGAGAGTGCGCCCCATCCGGAGCGCCAGCGACATCAGGAAGAAGGTCAGCGGCTGCTTTACGGCTTTCCCGCTTCTTCCTGGCTCATTCCGAGGTTGAGAGCCTGAGCCAGCAGGCGGGAGTGCACAGGACCATAAATTTTAGATACCTGCTCCTGATCCTCATCGCTGAATACTCGCTCGCCGTTTTCATCCAGCAGAACGTCAATAAACAGAACCACATCAGCCTCTTTGTTACGCAGAAACTTTTCCGCCTCCGTCAGCGTCGGTGCCTCTTCGCCCTCGGCGATCTGGGGATTAATGATCTCCCGGAATTTCACCCAGGCATCGCCAGAGGGTTCACGCAGCGTTACCTTTGCGCCATCCCATTCAGGGACCGTGATACCTTCTTTGGTGCGATAGGCTTTCGATGCTGTAAGCGCCACGTTGCGTAATGAATTCTGTGATGTTTTTTGCGGCATTTCATTTTTCTCTTGTTACATGATCGGAGGGATAAAAAAAGCGGCCGAAGCCGCTCAGGAACCAGACGCGTAGATGCGTTTAGGTTTGCCGCGTACACGCAGAGAATAGGTAGCGCCAACAACGGAAGAGGTTGCAGCAGACCATGAGCTCTGGCGTACCTCCACCAGCACGTAAAAACCATTACCTGAGGGGAATACCACGCGCAGCGCACGCAGTTCGTCATTTTCGTAGGCGGTCTGGAGTGCTTCCTGTGCAGCCTCATCGCCTACCCAGTTACGGGTAATGCTCATTTCAGCAGGCGCGGCGAGGCCGTTGGTTTGCTCCTGTTCAGTTGAACACAGCGTGGTTACGTCGATATCCCCTTTCTGCCCACCGGTGAAGGTGATCTCCTTTGTTGCACAGGCTGCTTCCAGCCAGGTAACACCAGCCCCCGGGAAACCTGAGTCGTTAAAATCCTCGGCGGTTACGGGTGCGTCGGAGACGGCAAAGGTCATCCCCTTTGTGACTTCATACTTACTGGTCATGGTTTCTCCAGTTAAAAAAAAGACCGCCGGAGCGGTCTGTTATGGTGGGTAAGGTTAAACGGTTACCTGAAATTCAAGCGTTGCCCGGTGATAGCGCAGATCAGGCTCATAGCTTGGCGTTTTTACGATGTTCGCTGGCCTAAGAACCTGCAGTGCATCAAGCGCCATATTCCTGATCGTACGCGCTTCGGTGATGGTGCTGGAATAAACATCAACCTGTACAGAAACGGCAGATTCAGCCTGACCACAGAGAACGTCAGCGGCCACGTCGGTAATAATCGAGAAAATTACCCAGGGCGGCGAGACTGAAGGCTTCCCATCACTGCCGAGTGGGGCAACGTAGGGATAGACCTGCCCTCCGGCCAGCGACTCCAGCAGAGGATAGAGATCGTCTTCCGTCATTTGCTTAATGCCTCATCAATGGCCTGGTTCATGCGTCTGATCGCGACCTCCGTCGCCTGCTCCTGGCGAACATCGAACGCGGAACGAATGAACGGGTGCGGCGGCATGTTAACGGTACCCATTTCGACGAATCGCCAGTAAAAGGCGTTTCTCGGGTTATTCGCCTTCATCGTGTTATCGCTGTTCCCAGTGCGCGGGTTAACACCACGAATATGGATGCCGGAAGAAATTTCCCCGCGGCGGCGGCTTTTTTGGGTAACCACCACCACGTTTTTTTTCAGTTTCCCGGTACGCACCGGCGCGCGGGCGATCACTTCTTCCTTAAGCACTTCGGCGCCAGCGCGCGTGGCATCACGCAGAACCTTGTTGTTTTCAGCGCGGCTAAGCGCCTCCAGATCCTTTGCGATGTCATTCAGCCCTGAAAAATCGAGGCTCGTCTCAATCATTTTTCAGCTCCCGTTTTGCAAAGAATTTCCAGGCGAGTTCCGGTCGAGTTTGCGGCAGGAGGGCCGATGATATTTAGCACCTGACCTTTATACGGTCCGCTGAGCACTTCCAGACGAGAAGAGGCGTTCAGCTCTGCCCTGAAGCGCATCCAGACGCGAATGGTTGCCTGCGCCGTTTCCGCGCCGCCTGAAAGCTGTTCTCTGCCGCTGATCCCCTTCACCTCAGCCGGGACCGGGTTGCCACCAGCCCACGATTCAACCGGCTGACCAGATGGATCGCGCGAAGTCGTGAAGGTGAGAATTTTTACCCTGTGCCTGAATCGTCCAGGTTCCATCAGGATCCCTCCTCAGGTTCAGATTTACCGCGCCAGTTGCGATGGATGAACATCATGCGTTCGGCTGCGGCGTTCTCATAAAGCTGTACTTCGCTTTGCGCGGTGCGGTGTTCAAACATGTCAGCAAAGACAAGGAGAACGGCGCCCTTAACGGCTGCAGGAATATCAGCTGCAACTTTCCATGCTGGTTCATCGCACCAGCGTATGCAGTAGTCAAAAGCGGCCTGAGCGTACAGGGTGATCAGCTCATCCCTGTCGACTTCCTCAAATTCAATCTGCTGCTTAAACAAGCGGAGGCCAATTACATCGAGAACATCTATCGCCATACGTTAAAGGGCGGGTTTCCCCGCCCCCTCCATCATGAGCCAGAAGAGAAGGTGCCCTTGATGATTGCCGTCGGGCGATAGTGCGCCAGCGCCAGGCGCTCTTCGCACAGGATGGTCAGCATGTTTTTCACGAAGTTATCGCGGTCTTCACGGCTGACTTCCACGGTGGCATTCATGCGATCCCAAACCTGAGAGGCCATATCGAAACCGCCAACCGTAAAGGTACCGGCGGCCTGTGCCTTAGTCGGAACTACTGGCAGCCCCCACATGATGTTGCTGGTAAACGCCTGAGGGCCTCCGAAGATATAGCGGCCTTCATTATCTTTTAGCAGCGCAATGTTGTGCCAGTCGCGCGGGTTCAGGACGATACCGGAAGCGCTAAACTCAGATTCGGTCACCTGATAAATAGCGTGAGCGATAATGTCAGCGCGGGTGTCGCCGGTGGCATTCAGCGAGGTGTCGTAGGCGGTTGCCACTTTGTTCAGACCTTCCAGGTTATCCCCGGTGCCGTCGCCGTTCAGCAGTTGGCCTTCTTCCTTCAGTGCAAGACCGTACATGAGGCGGTTGTTAACGTAGGACTGCAGCATTGGCGCATCGTCCATCACCTGACGTGATGCCTGCACCCAGTGCGCGATGGTCTTTACGTTCGCGGTCTGTTTGCTGAAGGTGATATCCGATTCTGGCTTAAGCGCCTTTTCTTCCACCACGTCGGCGTTATTGGTAAACACCTCTTCACGCACGTATTCGAGAGCGTTGCTGGAAATTCGGCCCTGAGCCAGCAGGTCACGGATAGTCAGACGGCGCAGGCCAGGCATGATGATGCCAGGGATCTGCATCGGCTGGATCAGTGAGCCAGCAGAATCAGCGTCACTGCCGAGAGACTTGTTAAACGTCTTCGCGTCGAAGGTGCCCTGTTTACCGTCCCATGACTTGATGAGCTCTTCAGCAGCACGTTCAGAGAAGGATTTCTTCTCACCCGGATTTTCAGCACCGGAAGCCAGTTTCTGTTCCAGATCGAAGAGACGCGTACCGGATTTGGTCAGTTCTTCCTGCACTTTTGCCAGGTCGGACTGCAGCTGTTTGGAAACCTGGCCCGTGCTTTCGATTTCAGCTTTCTGCGCATCGAACAGCTGAGACATTTTCTGCTGGGACTCTTCGATAGCTTTTTGAATGAGAGCGAGTTCAGACATAATTAATTACCTAAATTAGAAGGGAAAGATTTAATGCTCTGAAGCAGAGCGTTGATTTGTGCTTCGTTTCTGTCGCCCTCGGACTCGCTCCGAATCGCTGACTTAAACCGGGCTATTAACCCAACGGCCTGTGATTTGGTGAGCCCGACTGAATCCCTCAGCCAGTTCTCCACATCACGGATCGTTTCAATGCCATCGACACTTTTCATGGCTGCGATGCCAGCCTGTTCGTTGGCGGGGAAAGTGCAGACGCTGATTTCGCGCAGAGCCTGGATATTCTTAAAAATGCGGCCTGTTGGAATGATGGTGTAATCGTCTTTCGCAACGGAAAAGCCAACCGACATACCTTCAACCGTACCGTGCTGCATTGCCGCTTTAAGGTCGGCGGCGCCGCTGTGCCCTGGGGTAAGTTGACCGCGCACATACAGGCCTTTTTCGTCTTCGGCCAGGCTGTCCCATTTACCTACCGGCAGCTCCCACGTCTTGTGGTTGAAAAACATCGCCACTTTGCGGGTCTGGTTCGCCAGTGCGTTTTTAAACGCCCCGGGCAGAATGATGTCGCCATCGGAATCGGTGTTATTAAAAACAGAGGCATAGCCTTCAAAAACCCCCTGTTTACCGTCACCGGTGAATTTGATTTCTGTCTCGTCGAAGGACAGCGTTTTTACGATCTCAGGCATTACGGCCCCCATAAAAATTAAGCCCCGTTATTACGGGGCTCTTTGTTGGTTCCCAAATCGGTGATCGGCACGTATTGCGACTGGCGCATTGCCACATCGCCACCCGGCAATGGCGGGAGGTTGTCCGTTCGTCGCATCTCGTTGATGGTGCGTAACCCCGCCTCTCCCATTGCCTTCATGAACGCGGCACGGGAGGCAGAATCGCCCCTCAGCAGACCATCAAGATTGTGCTCAGCATGTAGGCGGCCGACGTCCTTAGGCGGGATTAGCCATCGCTGAATGCTGTTTTCCCACCGGGAGATATAGGGTTGCAGCGTGTACTGCAGGAAGCCGAGATTCTGCTGCTCGATACCCGATCCCCAGCTCGTTGACTTCTCGACATCACCGACAAGGTGAGGCGGTACGCCAAAGAACCGCGCCAGCTCGCTAACCTGGAATTTTCTGGACGCCATCATTTCGGCATCCTGCGGGGTTACGCCAATTGCCGATGTGGAAAAGCCCGCTTCCAGAATCCAGAGACGTTTTTTTACCGGGCCGCCGGCAATCTCTTTGAAGTTCTCTTCGACCTGCGAGCGCTGCTGTTCAGTCAGCACCTTTTCGCCGGTTGAGAGGATTTGCGGAGACTTGGCGCCGTTGGCAAAGAAATCTCGCTGCTGGTCCTCCATCGCAACTGCCACGCCTGCCGATTTACAGGCAAAAGCAATGGGTGACAGGCCGACAAGCCCGGTGAATCCGAAGCCTTTAAGGTGAAAAATCTCTCTCTGCGAAAAGTCGGCGTATTCGCTGTCGCGTTGATAGCGATAAACCACTTTTTTTCCAACGAGTTTCACATCCATATTGGCAGACTGAAGCGGGAGAAGGCTGATCACGTCACCAGCGCTGTTGCGGTCCACCAGTGCATATGCGTTACCGTAGAAACAGAGCTGCATCGTCATGGCCTCCCTGAATTCCTGGGCGGTCATGTACTGATTCGGTGAGTAGCGCAGCAGTCGCGCCAGCGGATTGCTCAAACCCACTTTTTTGCGGTTGTCATTCTGGTCGGTTTCGAAGACATCAAGAGGTAAGCATGCCGTGAGCGTTGAAATCAGGCTCACGCAGCGCCAAACCGTCGAAATTTGCAGTATCCGTTCATCGTTAATGGATGAATCGCCCAGGTGTCCGTGGGCCGAAACAGGCCCCGTCTGTGAGCCCTGATTTGGGGTGACTAAACGCCCGCCGACAAACCAGGACTGCAGCCTTGCCCACCAGCCGTTATTGGTCCGCAGGTCAATCGTGTATTTAGGTTCTTCCATCACATGCTCAGCGGTCGGAAAATGAAGTCATCGAAGTCACCACCCTGTTCGGTAACTTCCCCATTAGCAGCACCAACGGACATTGTCATTGCGACCATGCCATCAATACGGCCCGTTGCTTTGGATTTATCGAGCTTGCGGTTGCCAGCAGCATCTTTCACCACCACTGCATTCACAGCACACATCGTTAATACTGGGTGCATGCCATGCCTCACACGCCCGTTAAGCATCAGAGACTCCAGCGTGTCTACAGCTGGCCCCATATCCTTAAAGCCCTGGCCGAACTCGACCAGCGGGAGGCTCAGCCCAATGGCATCGGCATCCTTCCTGAACTGGTCAATGCGCCAGCGGTCAAAAGCCATCGAGGTAAGGTCGAAATCACCGATAATTTCAGCGATATCCGCAACGACGAATGAGTAATCCACCGAAGCGCCTGGTGTGGTGCGCAGCAGCCCCTCTCTCACCCAAACGTCATAGGGTGCGCGGTCCGTTTTGGTTCGCTCTTCAAGAGTCTTTTGAGGTGTCCAGAAGAAGGGGAAAACATCCCAGACACCATCATCTGCTTCACCAGCAATAACCAGCGCCGTTAAGTCGTTCCTGGCTGACAGATCCAGCCCCGCATACCACTTCCTCGGGGTGTTAATCGGCATCTCCCCGCAAAGCTCCCACACGCTACGGGAGATAAACGGCGATACGGTAGATACGCGCTGATTGAGGTTGAGGTTTCGGAAGGTGTTTTCGAAGCTTGGCATTCGGCCTGCTTTCTCGGCCTGGCGCGCCATGTCTTTTTCTGACCTGAATGTTCCCAGCGCCGGGTTCGCAGCCAGCCAGGACTCGCGTTTACTGATATCAGCGTCTTTTGGCGCTTCATAAACGTGGCACACGATGTGCGGATCTTTCGATTTGACCGCATCATCAATCCAGATGCTCAGCAGGTCAGCATCGTTTGCTGCCTGCGTACTGATAACAATCAGCAGCGGGTTTTCATGGGCCCCCTGCGCGGTAGTTATTGCATCGATAAAATCATCCTGCGGCCCCCTAACCTGCCCGGTTTCATCGAGAATGGCCAGAATGGGGGAAAGACCGTGCGTCGTCTTACCTTCTGCGGATAAAGCCTTGTATTCGACGTTACACGGCAGGCCGATCAGCTTTTTGCCGCTGGGCGTAATGTGCACAATCTCCTGCAGTTTGGGGTTCAGGTTAACCATCTTCACCGCGAGGTTAAAAACGATGGCCGCCTGTTCCCTGCTGAGCGCACCGCTGACAATCTGCGTGTTCTGCACCGCTTCAGGCCCCACGAGGTGAGCCAGCAGAATTCCGGCAATTAGACCCGTCTTACCATTTTTTCGGGCGATGCTGAGGATCGCCATATCCGTTCCGGCTGGATTATCGTAAACAGCCAGGATGAATTCTTTCTGAAAGGGGTCCAGTCGCATAGGCTGGCCGATAAGCTTACCTTCAGGCACGATGCAAAAGCGCTCAATGAACGCTATTACACGCTTACCTCGCGTCATAGTCTTTTATCCGTGTTTGGGAAAGGCGATCAGGTTGTCGTCCTGGGTCTGATGCTCGCTTTTGGTATTACGGGCATCACGGTCATTCTGATTTCGTTTCTTCTGGTCACGGCTTTCGCCGTTGGTTGCATGGGAATGGATCTGAAGATCACGGCGCTGAGCCAGGATAGTTCGCTGCAGCTCAACAATTTGCTTGCGGAGGTCTTTGATAAGCCCTTCTTCTCGCGCCTCCCCGCGCGCGCGCTCTTCTTTACGCAAATCCTTACGTAACACGGTGATATAGAGCTGGTTATTAGCCAGTTCCACAGCGGCCAGAAGGTCGGCTGGTGTCCAGCTGTCCAGTGCTTTCGATCTGATATTGTCATGCCAGAATGGTTCGGCTTTTTTTTCCAAACCTGCATGGGACGGAGGATCGATGCTGTCCACTGCTGCATTTTTCATGGCCTGAACCGCTGCCGCCGAACTGTCGGAACGGGTTCGTTTATCTGCCATATGTCAACACCTTAAAACTAAAAAAATCGGGTTAGCGTTAAAATCAAACTTTGGCGGCGGTCATTTGGAGCAAAGGTTTTGAAGATTTGATCCCCCCCCCTGCCCTTGATGGGATTCATTATCACTTGTAATGATTGCATTTGAAACGATTTCACTCGTTCATTATCTGCTTTACTTCATCATGCCAAGAGGTCTGTTTATCTACCTGTTCGAGCTTCTGAGCGCATTTCCCGTACTCGGGCAATACATGCCCTGAGACGGTCAGTGTCGGTACGTTCTCGCCTACGGTATGGGAGAACTGGATAGACGTTACGCGCTTCATCTCTACACCATCAATCGCCAGCTGAACAAACTTACCATCGCGGTATTCAATGATGAGGTCTTTCATTACGTCCTCCAGTGAGACGCAGGATCGAGCGGGTAGCCGTTGGCATCACAGCCTATTACCGCGCCGCTCTTCTCCATTCTCTGTTTCGTTGAGTCGTGATGCGCTTTGCACAGTGGCTGCCAGTTCTCTTTACTCCAGAACAGGAGCTGTGCTTTCGATATGGCCAGCGGGTTACCTGACTTAAGCGCATCTTTGAGTTTGTGGGGCTCGATATGGTCAACCACCGTTGCCGGGGTAATGCGCCCCTGCTGCTCGCACATCACACATAGTGGGTGCTGCTGCAGGAAACGCAGACGGGCCTTATCCCATCGGCTGCCATATACGCGGGGTTCTTTGTTCATGCCAGTCTCCATGCGCGGCGGCGTTCCGTCCTCGGCTCGTTGTCAGGGTGACGCTCAACCGTCGGGAGGTCAGCGTGATCCACCAGCGAGTAACACGGATAAATCACCCGGCCACCGAATGCCTCACCGACGGCGTAATCAGCTGCCAGCGTTTTATTCCATGCGTTAAGCATGCGCGCCAGCCTGCCCTGAGGAGGGCTGTAACATACGCCGTGAATCAGTTTGCTAAGAACAAGGTAATCAGCGTTTACTCTGTCTGATTCCACCAGCATTCCGGCAATCTCTTTCTGATACTGCGGCGGTCGGCCGGTACCGAGATAGAAGCTCAGCATGTCGTCAGGGAAGCGCACCAGCCAGTCAGTTACCTTATCGGTGAACCCCTGCACAGGAAGCGCATCGTCTTCCAGCACCACTATCCGGCAAGGTTGCTCAGCAGCCCATTCGATAGCGCGGCGATGATTCCAGTTCGCGCCGTGGTCACCGTCATCAATAAGCAGATGAGCATCCAGCAGCGCGGCAAGTCGTTGCGCATGACCTATGCGAGAGTGATGGCCAACCACAACAAACTTCACTTGTGTTTCCACCATGCGGCCTCCTTACCGATACCATCAGTTTTGAAAACGGTATGTACCAGAGGGCCGGTGACCAGCCTGTCAGCGAATGACTGCGCGACAATACCGAACGCCAGCATGTCACCCACCGCGGCGCCAACCTGTTCTTTCTTCCAGAAACGATAACTCTCGATCCGGTAGTAAAGACGGATGATGCCGTGAGCGAACGCCATTACATCAGCGCGGGTGCCACCCAGCAGACCAGCGTTAAGCATCACATCGCCGCGGTGCGCTTCAATGAATTCCTGATAGATACGCTCAGGATGATTCTGTTTCGCCCAGGTGTCGGCGTATGTCTTCGGTTCAGAACCGACGTAAACATTCCCGGGCTGCATTTCTTCCCACGGCGCGCGAAGCATTTCGACATCGGTGCCATCAGTACACCAGACGAACCGGTATTCAGGATGATCTCGCAGGTGCTGCCAGATGTGCAGCCAGCGCCGGAAATAGACATTCATCTTTACGTCAGGAACGAGATACAGCTCAACATCTGCCGGAGCCGTCAGTAATTCATCCACCAGCGCAATACGCCCACAATTCCGAAGCGAGGCCGCCCATTTGGTCAGCATGTCAGGCGAGGCCGTCATTTTCGTACCGCGCTGAGGGTCAGGCTGGCTGGTCAGTAGCGTAGTGATAACCACGTCGCGCTGACGCCGATATTCAACGTAACCGGTAAAGCCGGTATCACGTCGTTCGTTGTGGATCTTCACATTACGTTCCACCAGCGCCTGGCGGTCGGGCCTCGGTACCGAACGCTCCACCGCTTCATGCTCATCGAGGGAATGAATCAGCTTGTCTGAACCGAGGACATCAGCGTAAGCCCACGTAGTCAGTCCAGCGTTATGGATGCGCAAGGCGAGGTCGCTGTGTTCGTACATGCCGCGACCATAAACCGGATCGAATCCGCCTACCTTCTCGATGGCGCTGCGATGGTAATAAAGCATCACGCCGCGCTGCCCGGTGTAAGCCACATGCTGATCGTCACGGTAAAGCTCCGAAAGGTCATTCAGCTTGTTCGTGCCAGCAAGATCGAGAAACTGGTAAGCCAGGTGTGGCTCTGGTGATTCGATGTAGGGAAGGTGCCAGTTATCGGCGATGGGCCAGGCATCATCATCCCACAGAAAAAGATGCTCGCACCCGGCATCCATCAGGGCTGACAGGCTGGCGTTCTTCGAAGCAACAATGCCGAGTGATGTTTCATGGCGAAGCAACTGCACGCCGTGGGGGACTACCGCTGCAGGTTTTGAACCATCATCGACTACCACCACCAGCGCACCGGCTGGCAGGTGCTTCATGTGCTGTTCAAGCGCCCGCTTCAGGACTTCGGCGCGCTGATGTGTGGTTATAGCAATGCCGATCCGTGATGAACCGAGGCTGGCGGGTGCGTATGGGACACCATCAATAGTGACCTGCATATAACCTCCGCAGACTATCGGCTGAATCTTTGCCAAATAATTCCACCAGCTAAGCATTCATTGTGAATGGCTTTGCGGATCGTTTTCGCTAAATCATCCAGCGCCGCACATTCAGCAGCATTTTTCAGCGCGTTATCAAGCACCGCTTCGAGATTGGTATCAACGCCAGATTTAACTTCAAATTTGTCGGCGCTGATGGTTACCTTATTCTGCACCGGCTCATCACGCTGGATACCAAGGCTGATGTTGTAGATATTGGTCATCGGCAGAGGTGTTTCGATTGCCGCTGCGTGGATAGCACCATTTGCAATAGTGGCGTCCTTGATGAATGGCACTCCATTGCGAATAAGTTCGAAGGAGACGGTGTCACGAATGCACTGGTCCAGCTCGTCGATTGCCTTCTGTGCAGCGGAGGTATCAATATCAACGCCAAGAGTCACCGAAGCGCAATATTGCTGCTCACCAAAACGCGTATTGACCAGGTGTTCTACGGCAAATTTCTGCCCTTCTGATGTCAGAAAGGTAAAGTGATTTTCTTTCTGGTATTCAGTTGCGGTGTGGCGGGTTTCGGCAAAACCCAGCTCGCGCAATTCGGCTGTGCCAGATTTAGACGGCAGGTCACCAGACAGCAATGCGCCGCGGAAAAACAGCGCATACAGCACGTCAGCAGCTGCGCCAGATAGCGTAATGATTTCGTTACTCATGATACGTTTCCTTTTAGACGTGAGCCTGTCGCACGGCAAAGCCGCCAAGAGTTAACGGATTACCCAGGCTCACTACTGAAAGACTCTCTTTGATGTGCGCGTGCGATGCGCAAAAACCATATCAATTGAATGAGTTTACGAAAGGGGATAATCTGAATTCTCAGTCCGCCAGCGGTGGGACGTTGGCGAATTATTCTATAGAGGAATGACTGATTTCCTCTTGAGGAGCTTTTAATGGCTGTAACTACATGTCCTAAATGTACTTCAACTAGGTTTGAAATGAAGGAAACTGTTGTAGCTGGGTCCCGTTATAGGGTTATGTTTATTCAGTGCTCATCGTGTGGGGCTGCGATTGGGGTGCAGGACTACTACAACACTGGCGAACTATTAACCAGACTCTGTAAGAAGCTCGGGGTTCAATTCTAAATTATCGTAATCTACAGCAGGAATACTTAACTCCTGCTGTAATGCCCATCACATTAACTGAATGAGATGCCAAAACCAACCAGCACGGCTTTCTTTTCCTCAATTCGGCGATTAAGTTCAGCCACTGCATGTGGGCGAATAGCATCGAGAAAGGCTTTATCCTGATAGGTGGACTGAATTGTCACACCAAGCCCATCACCACTTTCCAGTATGCCTTTCTGTCGTTGTAGCTCTTTTATCCCGTTGTTGATGTAATATGCTTCGGTCAGATTTTCGACATTCATCATTCAACCCTTTTGTTATTCGACTCTCTCACCGAGTCGTAAATCCGCTCACACGTCATTCCGGCGTTGTAGCGTTCGTCAGCGATTCCAGCATAACGTTTAGCTTCTGCTGCAAGACTTCCGAGCATGTCGGCGAGCATTCTGGCATCGGCTCCGGCTGTTTTGCTTCTGACGGTAGCGGCAAGATCTGCGGTGTGCTTTGCGGCGTCCAGGCGGGTGGCAAGCTTTGTTGCTTCGGTGCGCAACTGGCTAACAGTGGCAGACAGGCCAGCAGCAGTGGCAGCAGATTTAGCAGCTTTCGCTTGTGCATCTTTTACAGCCTCATCACGGGCAATTATGCGCCCTTGTTCAATCATGCGGGCGGCGGTCTGCGCGTTCACTGTCTGTGACGACTCAGCGCTGTCGCGTTCTGCCCACTTCTTTTCCCAACCCCGATCACTCCAGACATTTCCGGCAATGAATAAGGCGGCCACCAGCAACATCATCACCAGTGGTTTCCAGTATTTCTCCAGGATGCCCATCATGACAGGAACACATCACGCTCAGCCTTGCGGCGATTCGTGAGCCCCGGCATAACTTTTCCACCAGCTTTATTCCAGCGCAGAAACTCATCAGCAGCGCCTTTGATATCGCCAGCGTTCAACTTCTTCAACAGCGTGGATGTTGATAGCGCACGCGAGCCGACGTTGTAAGCGAACGATACCAGCGCATCAAACTGGCCTTGTGTCAGTTTCACTCTGACCAGTTTCAACACATCGTTTTCATAACTCACCAGCCCCGTTTTCAGCAGCCGATCAGCAGTGGTCTGGTCAATCGTCATTCCAGGCCTTACTGGCTTGCCGTCTACCGGGTGAGTCCAGCCATAGCCAATTGTCCACGGCGCACCACCCGTCCCCGGGTCTGGATAGGCGGTCAGCCGGCAACCTTCGAATTTTTTTATCAGCGCAATGCCGTCAGGACTGGTTTGCATCGTCAACTCCCGCCTTTTTGGCTGCGAATTTTTTAATCAGGTTGCCGATCGAATCGGTGCCGATGTACCCAATAAAGACGCTGGCAATGTATGCGAGGTTGCTACTCAATCCGGAGAAGTCGAGCAGGTCACGAATAAACCAGGCGATCATCGCGCACATCAGCGCATCAATTAGCGTCTTCATCTTGGCGCCACCGTTATAGCGACCACGCAGGTACGCCATAATAAAAGCCAGCATTGCACCAATACCCTGCTCCTTAGCGGCAAGTAGCGCAGCGATGAAATCTTGTTTGTATGGCATTTTCATAGGCCTCACCTCCGATAGTTCGGATGGCGCTGTGTTTGAAAGGGTCAGGCTTCACGGGCTGGATTTATCAACAAAGCACGTAGTGAGTGATACCCGGGAGCCTGATGTTGTGGGCGGGCTCTGCGCAAGCGCCTGCCGGATTGGGTTATGAGCCGTCCGTCAGCGAGCCCTGAATATGAAAAAGGCCACGCAAACGCGCAGCCTTTTAAACTCTTAAAATTAGAATGGAAAATTACTTAGTCCCAAAGTTTGACGGAATCATCCTTCACTGATTTTTTGCCAATTTGTTCATCATCAATTTTCTCAATGATTGATTCTTTAACAAGCTCGCAAAACTTACGAATGTCGGATTCATCTCTGATAGGCAAGGTGACATTATCATTAACGTTATCTTCCAGGATTGAGTACTCTAAATGCCCGTCAATGAAATAAACGTTTATGCGTACCGGGATAGGGCTTGGTATTGGCGGCTCATCATCAACAACTGTGTGTAATACAATCGATGCGCCATTAACCTTATCTACATCTAAATCATCCAGAGTTAGATCAAGAGATGCGAGACCATTTCTATTTACCACAAATACATAAGGATGTTCTTGCCCATCCACGAACTTAAAGGTTTCAGCAGGTAATTCTAGCGATTCAAAATATATCTTAAGAAATTCATTTATAGAATTCTTAATAGTCTCTCTATATTTATATTTACTTTCCTTTTTCTGACCCTTTTTATTTTTCAAGTCGTTAAATGTAATCATGCTGTGTTCCTGTGCTTATAGTCCACAGTTACAGTATGCCACAGAAAGCAAAAACAAAAACCCCGCCGACTGGCAGGGTCCATAATCAGTTTCATTTGGATGTACGTATCCATGATTAGAAGCATACAAGACAACTTCGGACAAAATCAAGTCCTATGTCGTGAAAATGCTAAAATTTATCCACATCATCATTAAAATTGGTCATTTTCTGAAAAGCAGCATCAGCCTTGCGCTCTTCCTGGTAACAAATATCCACCAGCGACTCAAGAAACAGCTTCCAGTTGCGTGTCCATGTCCTTACGTGCAGTTCTGGCAAACGCCTGAGAATCGCTTTATATGCCGCAGTAGACGGTACCGATGAAAAACCGTTTCCAGAGCATCGCTCACAGGTTTTAAACACCGGCGCACCACGTTCTTTTGTAGCAATACGGTCGAGCACTTCGCCTTTTCCACCACAACGGCAGCGGGCTTCTAGTTTCCCCTTACCGTTACAGGCGGTACAGAGACGCTTAACCTGTTCACGTTCAATTTTTGGCGCAACAATCTCATCACCATCGATGTTGTAGAGTCCGGGATACTTAACCACATCCTCATACCCTTCAATAAGCCCGGTTCCGTTGCAGGCATGACACGTCACGCTGGTGGCAGCAGAGCGGGAGTATTCCGCAAAGGCAAACTGCGCCAGTACCAGCATGCTCCAGCCAAATTCACCACCAGCGGCTTTGCGCACATTTTTCGGTGCAACGTCCATCGCGTGACGCGCCAGCGCCTGAACCGCCAGTTGTTCATCCGTCTTGCTGATCCCCGCCTTACCAAAGAACGCCGCCGAGCCAAACCGTGCGCGGCTGCTGGTCGTGCCGATGGCCGCCATGACATCAGTGCCGGTTATCCGATCCGGGGAAGTTCCTTTCACACTGTCGCTGAT